GGCGCCGCTCTTTGTAATAACATCTTCCATTGAACAGCCACGATTTTCGTATATATAAGCCGCAATAGACTTTATCGCGTTCTTAATGGCCTGCGGTATCTGGGCTATTTGCTCCGTAATATACAAATCAGGCTCGGTCATGCCCGCCGTATAAAAAACGGTTGCTTTTTCAGTGTTCTTCAAAAATATAATACGCCCAGGATTCGCGTCCATATCAACTTCGTATTCATCAGCATCGAGTTCCCCATCCTCGTCGAGTACGGAATTAACCGCCAGAAGAGCAGAGTAGGGGAGCTCATAGATGCTTTTGAACTGAAAAGTCCCGCTTAACCCAACCTTTTGAGGGGTGACAGGGTATATAACATGCTTCCATTGGCGGGGTAAAATATCTAATTGCATAAAACTAATGGCGGCAGAAGTTGCCGAAAGAAGAATCGGCGCCAAAAGTGGGTCTTCTGTTAAACCGCCACCAAGCCAATCGGAAAGCTCATCCACCGTTACCGGCGAAACTAATTGGTCCAAAGGATTAGCCATTTTCTACCTCCGACTTTTTCCTTCTGCGCCTTTTAGGGGCTTCTACCACTTCGGGCTCTATTTCGCGCGCAGGCTCAGGCTCCGGCTCGATAACTTTCGTTACAAAAACAGGCTCCGGCTCCGGGACGGGCACAGGCGGGACTTCGACGTGGGGGTTCGTCACAATGCCATTTCGCTTTAACTGCCCCGCAATACGATCACTCAAAGTAACCATCTCCCCGCGTTTTCCCAAAGTACAATTTTTTAATAACTTATATTTTTGATCCACTTTTGCACCCCGCCAATCCCTGGCTTTTCGTAGCACAGGAGTAACCACTTCGCCTTCCAATAGAACTTTTTTAGCGATTGAAAAGGAGTCGTTTCCTTTAAAACCGGAATCTTTTCCATCAATATCAAAAAGAGAACATTCTCTATAAACTCTTTCGCTCCAACTGCTGGACATTTCTAAAACAAAAGGAACTTCTCCATTAAAAACAACGTCAAAGGCCATCCATTTTGTATTAATGCTTCTCGCTATTTCAAAAGCAAAAGACACAGCTATCCGCTCTTTTTCATTTTTCAAAGTGATCGGATAATTGTCACCAGATCCGGAAGCAAAAATAGTCCCTTCACGAACGCGGCGAACAAGCCCAAAAGCAAAATCGCCCGCAATAATAACTCTATAGTCGCAATCGTTATCAGGAACAATACTTTGCCAATATATATAACCCTGCTGCCGTCTATCATAAGCTGACCTCATTCCCTTTTTCGAAAATGCCTCATGGATTTCTTTCAGAGCTTCGTGCTTATCTTTAAGGATGCGAACCGTAGCGCTACTGGCCCCGTCAATCCCTTTGGAGATTATAGGATATTTAAGTTTAAAAGCAATCTTCAGTGCTTCACCCTTATCTTTTATATAATACGTTTCCGGCAGCCACTTCTTCAAAACGGAATATTGTGCGCCCTTATCATCGTATAACCTGGCTTCGTTTAAAGTGGGGAGTGTTTTTACTCCTTTGGAATTTAATTCTTCTACAATGCCCTTGGTTATATCGCGCTGAGCCCCCTGCTGATCCAGCCTTATAAAACAAAAATCACCAGGATGGGCTTCTTCCGCTTTCTTTATTAACCTTTGGGGGTTAAACAATTTTCCATAACCCTTCTTATCATCAAAGGCTAAAAGTTCTTTTTTACGAGCCACTGGGGCGACCTTTGTGCCCATAGAAGTACCATCGGCAAAAAGCTTTTGAGTGCCCGGGAAAAAACAAATACAGGCTCCGGCGGGCTTCTTGAAGTTTTCAGCAGTCATGCAATACACTCCAGACTCGCGCCCAATCCTTTCCTCGCCCCAACCCAAAATATAAGCCATCCAAGCTTGGTCGGAGCCAACGTACATTTCGCCAGACTTCTTAATGCCCTGCGGAGTTATCTTTTCATAAACCTGGGGTCTGGCCCCACAATGAATAATACCAAAACCGCCATTATAGGGGCGCTTCGCACTAGTGCCCTGCAGCAGCCTGACGTCAGTCGTTAAATCCTCGAAAAGATGATCAAAGTTGCCGCAGATATTTACATCCAAGTCCATCCAGCATATAATATCAGTATCAAAAATATCAGCCGCATCACGACGCCACATCGCCAGCCTCCGAAAACATTGCGGTAATCCCGCCTTTTCAGACCACGTCTTGGACTTTATATTTACTAACCCATCATCAGGCGGCTTAATAATTTTAATCCAGTCGTCAATCCCTTCAGGTATATCGGTCACGCAGGCGATTGTAGCATCTATCGTCGTGAATTTTTTTACTAACTTTGCCCAAGCATTAACGTGAGAAGCGGTATAGGCAAACCTGGCGTTAGGTTGAGCCCAAAACCAAGTCAGAATTGTAATACGGGGGCCGGAGCCCCCGCTTTTGACAATCGCCATTCTTATTAGCTACCTTGCTCGAAAGAACCTTTACAGAAGGCTTTCGGAAGCTCGATACCCAGGCCGTAACGCTCTTCTGCCAAAACTACAACACCATTCTTAACGAACAACTCGCCGTGCTGATCGGCAACGCGGATGCTGATGCCTTCACGCTCGTACAAAGTTGCGCCCATCTTCCAGTCGCCAAGAATAAAATCACCCTTGGTCATCGCATTAGTAATCACAACAGGCACACGCCACAAGCGAGGCTCGCCGCCGTTATTAACATTTACCCAAATGTAATGGCCATCAGAACCCTTTGCCAATTCCAAAGTTTCCCAATCTTCAGGATTAACAACCACGCCGGTCATGTTGTAATACTCATAGGTCTGGCAACGAGTGACAGCTCTACGAATATGATCCAACATCGCGCCGGGGAGGTCGTCCGCATCAACGGAAAGGGGAATCATGCCCAGATTGGAAATGTCTTCATCAACCATGAAGCCGGTCAGATCGTTGTTGGAACCAGATCCGTAAAGGATTTGGTTGTCTCCCGCCAAATGCAGGCCATACACCAAGCGACCATCAATTAAACGGGCCAAGCGGGGAGCATCAGCTAATGCCTGGCGCTCTGCAGGAACCCAATGAGCAATAGTCTCGATAGGTACGTTAATCATTTCCCATTCAATCTTCGACTCGTTCTTATTGGCAAGTTTGTACAACGGGCCATCCAGGGCGGGAGAAGCTTGCGGAGCTGCACGATTAGTAAAAATCTTTTCGCGAGCAATCTTTACACCGTTGGAGGTTGTCGGCAAAGAGGTCAAAAGCTGCCGAATAAACATCGGACGGTTCGGATCAACTTTCACTTCCTGGCGGTAATCAGGTATAATCAAAGAACCAGCAGAAGAAGCTCCGGAAAAAATAAGTTCTTTATTAACTTCCACCATTCTGTTGTTGGCGGTCTGGCTACGAGCCATTTCCTGGAAAACTTCGCTCTTTACACAAAAGGAACCCAGGGTTTCCCTAACTTCAGAACGATTGCTCAAATTACGCTGAGCGGCTTTTTCCAGTTCAACAACGCGGGCTTCGGACTTCTGGAACTCGGCGGTAATATGATCCAAACGCTTCGTCGCTTCGTCCAATCTTTTACCGGTTTCTTCCGTTGCTTTGCCGTGAGCCTTTATTTCCTCGTCGCGGCGGAGAACAGATTTTGTGATTTCTTCTTTGGTTTCGGCCAAAAACTTTTTCAATTCTTCTTCGTTCATTTTAAGACCTCCTTAAGATCTCTAATAGTTTCTAAATACGCATTAAACGCGGTTTCGTCAGCGCCCTTTTCCTCTACCTCGCGCAGAGAAGGGACACCGCGCAGGGCAACCGCTGCCGCCTGCGTCTTAGAAAGACCTGCCTCCCGCAGAACCTTCTCAACTTCTCTAACACTCAATTCTTTGACACCCATTATAGCTGCCTTATCATTTGCTGAAAAAGTTACCAAGCTAAATTCTTTTAGAACAGCTTCGTTTATAATTCTAACATTTTTTTCATCGATTGTATAGTCTTTTTCGTATAAATAAAATCCAACGCTTAAACTATCTATCACGCCATCCTTCATAAGCCTCAAAGCATCATTACCGAGAGTCGTTTCGCTAATGCGCGCTTTAACCCATAAACCATCAGGCTCGTCACGCATTTCAACGGGCACACCTATAGGCTGGTGGTTATCATGCTGCCACAAAACTTTTACCCGATTACGAAGAACTTCATTCTCCAAACACTTGGCAAAACATCCCGATTTCATTAAATCGCCCTGGCGATCCACATTATTATAGGCCGCCGCAAAACCCCAAAAGGTTCTTTCCTCCAGGTCAAAATCTTTGATAATAAAACTTTTTCTAACTTCCATTAGCTGCCTCCTCTTCCTTTTTAGTGCTTAAATTTTTTACCGCCTCTTCACTAAGACCAAGCCCCAACTTTTCGTTTATCTCCGCCAAGGGGACGCCCAAGGCAAGCAGCTTTGCGGCATTGTCCAACTTCTCCCCGAAGTCCTCAGCCAACGCCTGTACATCAGACAATACATATTCAACATGCCAATCCGGCCCAAACTCCCGCGCCAACTGATAGTCCAACTGGCTTTTTACCCGCCGTAATTGCGGGATCATCGTGTCCAACCAAAATATCTTCCGACAAGTTTCTATATTAGCTAGAGTCGCGTTTTCCAAAACCCCCACAAGGGGCAGCGGTACGCCCATTACCGCGCAGATCTCTTCCCAAACTTTGGTGCGGGATTTGGAGAAGTCCATTTCAACAGCGGTGTGACCCAGCATTTTTACGTCTTTATTGGTGATGATAGGCTTCCTGGCGTTTTTAGGGCCCGCCATATTATCTTTCATCAAAGCTTTTACACGC